ACACCCTCTTCTTGAATAGTTCCAAGGGCACCACTTTGTGGAGTATATACAATTTCCTCATTTAATAAATAATAAGTGTTAGTAATGCGCTTTGTTTTATAAGGGTCGGACATCTGCATCATGATGACCGCCTATTCGTGTTTTGTGTGTGGGGCTATAAACCACTGTGACTAAAACAGCCACTCGCATGTTCGCGTCATTGTACCTCACCAGGGTGGTCTGCAGCTATGGTAACACTAAACCATAGTTATACATCCTAAATCGCTGGATCGGGGCGCTTTGGTTTCTCCGTAGAGTCTCGACGATGTTACGCTATACACCTCCGGACAGTTTTAAGTCATGACGGACCGGGCTTCCTCCTTAAGCCCAATGAATAGTAGCAATGTCGAGAACGTCTGCGAACTTCTTTGGGAACTTGATTTCACCTTGAACATCCACAATCTCAAAACCATGTTCCGTAAAAGTCATAGAATAAACAGTGCATTCAGGTTTCAAAGCCTTAATTACTCTGCCATATCTCAACGCTTGCTTAACAACTTTTTCTGCAAAAGAGGGATGTCTTCCTACCACTCTCTTACATTCAATAACCAAAAACGTGTCTTCGTCTTCATACAATAGATCTCCTCTCCCAAAACGTGTATCTATAATGACATATTCTTCGGCCAATGGTTTTCCCAAAACGCCCTTGACATCATCTACCAATTCTTCTTCCGTTCGTACGGATTCTGGCTCACTAATGGTACTAAATGAGCACACCGAATAATCCCAAACATCCACTGGGACACTCTTACGGTAGGTTAGGATAAAATCACACGCCCTTGCCATGGCACGTTGCGTGAGAGTAGAACCACACTTAGTTTCATTGTATAGTCTCCTCAATAGTTCATCTGGAGAGCAACAAAAATTCTGAACTTGTTTCCTCACTTCCCGATTTACCTTCTCTCCACGGTAAATAGGGTGCTTAGGATCGCGAATATCTGTAACTCCAGAACAATTCAATTCTCCACTCTGAGGTTCATATCTTAATTTCCATTCTTCAACACGTTCATCATATGTCTTCGACAATTCTTCACTGACAATTCTAGCCTTGCTAGCAACTTTCAACATTTGTTCCTGTCGCATTTCGAAGTGTTTCCTACCATAGAAAAACCATTCCCTCAGGGCTCCCTCCATATTCATCATAGAGACTTCCATGGGTGACACTGCCTTAGATTTAACAATAGAATGCAAAGACTTGAAAATACTATTTTCATCGAGTAATCCGACAAACACACCTAAGTCAGGATTAAAACTGTCTTTTCGCTTCAAGAAATCCACTTCATACCTATTCATGAAAGGAACTGGATCCGATGTCTTGTCAGGCATAGTGGCCTTCATATCATGGCGTGCGAGGTAATTTGCCATGGAAATGTGGTTAAAGTCATCATATCCTTCCATCTGCGAACCTTTGGCATCATCACCATACGTCATCATATTGCACAAATCACGGAAGCGAGCGGGCCTGCCAAGGCCCAGCTCCCTTCCAATCTCTGCGCGTCTATCTGCATCGTATGCATCGTTGAAGGCTAGACGGTGCAACAGTGAATTAACAATTGAATTAAGGTAAACTGTCATGTTCTGTCCTGAAGGGTTGGTACCCATGAAACGCATCAAGGTGCCATTATATGCAACAAGAGGGGTGCAAACCTCAAATGCAATGACACGCATGCGCTGAAGATCGACTGCTGAATAGTTTCCTGTCATTTCGGCAAATTGAATCATAATTTGGAATGCGGAAAGGGTGAGTTGTTCCGGCATTCTCAAATCGTATTTCGAATAATCCAATGCCATAATCCGATCATCGCCATGGTAAGCCATAAATTCACTGAGTTCGTGCCATTCAGGGCCTTGGCTATTAATACCTACTGCACATTCAGCCACAAGTGGATTAGCCGATAAGAACCTGGCAATAGGTAAAAAGTATGTGCGGATGCCCACCTGCAAAAGAAGTGGTGCTGCTTGGAAGACACGCACCTTCACCTTATCAAGTTTGGTAGGTTCATCCTTGAGCGAGGCATTAAAGATTTGATTGAGAGACATGCCCTCATCTGCTAACTTTAACATGGCATCATAAGCCTCCCAGATTTCTGGTACGAATGTCCGAGGACACGCGTGAGTTTCTGTAGGCTCTAAGTCAATGGTGAAAGCCCTCTTATTAGAGAAAAAGGGATATCCCATTGATGTGGACATCTTCATGGAATCAATGAAGCGTTTACCATCAATTCCAGAAATAACCTCAGTACGGTCAAGAGGTCTAATTTCATGTTTCCAGCAATCCTCCATATTCTTGTATACCTCAATTAGTCCTGACGAATAATCCTCCATGGCAATCTCCACTTCGGCAGGATCGAAACCTATTGATGGCTGACTGCATACTTCAAGAGATGCATACCAAGGCTTCCATGCACCACGCTGCCTATCCGCATTATTCCCCGAGGAAGGCGAACGGAAGCGAGGTGGTCCCCAGGAGTTGCCCACTCCTGTAACCTGTTCTACGTAGGGTGAAATTGGGGTTTGCACAACTGCTGACTTATAAGTCGCGCGACCAATCACCGAACCATATACTTCAACGGCAGCATTTTCCTTGTCAATGAAATTGGACGGACATTTGGGATGAATGTCCGGAGAAATCACAATTTCACGACCCATATATTCGTCTTCAATGTCCCGCGCTTGCGGACCACACAAAAAAGACTTATTGCTCGAGTACAACTTGCGAGAAGCCTCCTCGAAATCACTTCTGATCACCGAAATTCCACATCCACGTTCAGTACCTGTGACTCCTCCAATATGAAATCCAACTAGGCTCTGGCGTTTTGCGTTGCGTACAATAGGTGACATGCACATTCCTGGAAAAGTAACCATTGAGTAAAGACGGTAGTGTGAACCAGGAAAAGACATGTGTCCATTGTTCACCTCACTCACTTGGTTCCAAGTCAATGAATCAGAAAACCTTTCTCCATTTGCCTTCTTTCCATAAATCTTGCAAATAAGAGGATGAGTGTGGTAACTTTCAGGGAAATATCCAGCAGTATCCCTGAGAGGACCAGTATTGGGTACGTAAATGAGTACGTAATCTCCAACACCAATACGCTGAGCAAACTTGGGATTGAGAACAAACTTGATCTTGCGTGAACAATAATCAATACATGCCTCAGACACTTCTGCCGGTAAGAAATGATGGGGAATAACAACTTCATTTGTCCTGTACATAAAACATCCAGTGTACTTATTTCCAATAGTCATAATTCCTGTCATCTTATCCATTGATGCAGCCAACTGATCCTCATCGACGAACGATTTCTCCGGAACTATATCCGTGGGCTTCTGACCTTCCTTCCACGGGTTAGCTTCAGCGTCACGCTGTTGGACGTCAGCAATAGAACGGGGACGCAAGGAACCTTGAGCACTGAAGGATTTGCGAAGCGCCTTAACAACCTGTGCTACTCCATACAAAACTCCCAGTGAAGCAAGTAACCCGCATGCGTAATGAACATGCTTGTCCCTGGCTGACATGAATGCAGCGTGTAAGCTACCATTCTGCTTGACGATTGCTTGGAAATATGCTTCCTTCTTCGCTTCAATAACACAACCATAGTAGCATAAGAAAAAGGCAACAAAACCAAAAGCAACAAGACTCGCAAGTGTACTTGATAGAGAATATGTTAGGTATACAACAACAAAAGCAACGAAAACATACTTCTTCACATAGC